TTCCTTCTTTGTCTTTTCTGTACTCTTCAATAGCTAAAGAAAAGGTGACAAGCTTTGTCTTACCGACATCTCTTATCACAGGGTCAGCTACGAACCTTCCTATTAAAGTACAATTATTCATTAAATCTCCTATCAAATTAAGTCTATAAGAGATTATAGCTTTATACTATACTTCAGACACTTTGTTAATTATTAAACTGGTATCTTTTTTCTTAGAAACCTGACCAAATAACAGGACTGTATTGCCTTCGTACATGATACCTTTAAACTCTTCGTATGCATCAGGGAACATAATCGCCGAGTCTAGCGTAGCGCTGGAATCCTCTACACTTAAAAACGCCATAGTTTGTCCGGGATTTTTTCCGTTCTTAGTAACGTATTCACGTAAAGAATTTATATGTACAGCAACGTTGACCTTGCCAGTCCTGCCATTCACAATCTCTTTGCAGGTGCAATTTACTAACGAACTCTGTATCCCGTCAGTCTTTGAAAATGTAAGCGAAGTGCCCATGTATTTCTTCTCTGTGTCAGCTATCCAGCTCTCGTGATCAGTCAAATCAAACGGTGGAGAGTCAATCATATTCCTGATGTCAAATACTTTGATTAACCTGTTAGAATTTATCTTAAGGTTATTTATCATATTATCTATAGCATAAATTAAGGTGTCATCTGAGTTATAATTTTCGCTTAGCCATTCTCGCTCTCTTTGCGAAAGATCTCGATAACTTTTGTACTCATACATCATCTCATTTCTATGCATGCGATTCTTCTTGCCGTTAAAAGCGCCGACACTAATCAAAGATTCCATGCATGTTTTATTTACTTTGAAGCCTAACGTTAGTAAAGTGTCTAGCCAAGTAAACTCAGAGAAGTCTTTGTCTAGCTTTTTCTCTATTTCGGGAATCAAAGCAAGCATTTTTTTAGACTCTGCAGTTCCAACTCCCTTCACGTTTGTTATACCAAAATATATCTTGTCTCCGTTGGCAGTGAAGTCGGTATAAAAATGACCAAGGCGGGGAGGCAAAACCTCTATATCATAGAGTTTAGCGTCGGACACAAGCTCTTTAATTTCTTGCTGCGGGTCTGGCTTTCTTTGCGCATGATTGAGATACGACTCAAAAAATGTAACCTGACGATGTACCTTGCAGTAGGCACTTCTGTAGGCATTAACGGCGTATGAAACGGCATGTGATTTGTTAAATGCATACCTATTTGATTTTTCAATCCAGCCAAATATTTCTTCTGAAGTTTCCTCATTAATCCCGTTATCAATAGCACCTTTCATAAAAGAACCCTTGATCTCATTCATAAGGCCAGCCTTTTTCTTGCCGATGGCCTTTCGTAGATTGTCCGCCTCTTTCAAATCAAATCCAGCGAGCTGCTGAGCAATTTTCATAGACTGTTCTTGGTATACAAGAACACCAAATGTTTCTTTTAGAATTGGCTCAAGGCTATCATGTAGATACTTGACTTCATCAATACCAGCTTTACGATCAACGTAGTGCTGCGTCATCGACTTACCCTCAGTAAAAGCTTTCAAACAGCCGGGGCGAATAAGAGAAATTAACGCAGCTAGTTCTTCAATGTTTCTTGGGCGTACTCTTTTTGCCCAAGACCTACCAAGCTGGGACTCTAGCTGAAATACTCCCTTGGTGTATCCCTCACAGATTAGATCCCAAGTTCTATTGTCATTAAAGTCATCAATATTAAACGTAGAATTGTCCATTTGCAAATGCTTTCTCAAACTTAGTCTTTTCCGAAATATTACGTTGGAACTTTAAGAACTTAATAAGTATATTAGCTGTGTCCTTAACGTCCTGCAGCGCGTCGTGAGCGTTCTGCTTGCTCTCTTCAGGAAAACCCATATACTCTCTAAGGAAGTCCATGCTGAGACTCTTGAAGTCTTTGTTGTTTTCGGTCCAAGAAAATACCATATCCATCAAGTCTAACTTAAAGATTGGGTTGAAGACAGTCTGTCTTCCTCTAGAATCAGTTGTGCCATACATATCACACATCCTTTGAACAATTGGCAGGTCGAAGCCAATGATATTATATCCTGCTGCAATTGGGGCGGTATAAGACGTTCCCCTGAAGTTGAACTTATTACAAAAGTCTTCAAACTTTTTCCATACCGTCTTTGGTGATGGTGCTTTTGCTAAATCCTTACGATTCTTGCCTGTAATTTCAAGGGCTTCGTCTTCGATAGGATCGAAGCCTGCCTCAATAGCCTTCTTGTCATCAAGAATAGGTCTGATTTCACTATTGAATACACCGCCGGGCTGCAATGTCAATCGCCTGCCGTGAAGCGCTATTGCTGCAATTTGTGTAGGCTGCGTCTTATGTGGGTTCCTAGACCCTGTTTCAAAGTCAAAAACAATAATATCTCTATAGTTCATTACGCTTTCCTTTTTAATTCCAAAAACATACTAACTGCCTCGTCAACATTCTTGTAAATCTTGCTAAACTTGAGTTTTCTAGAATGCACTTGGTAAGTGCGCGACATTCCATTTCTTGATGGTACATAATTGCCTAAATTACATAGGCTAACATCTTTGTACTCGATTGCACATCCAGAAAAAAGAACCGATTTGTAGTCTGATTTATAATCCATTAGTCTCTCACTTTCTTATTATAGTCTATAGCCGCTTCAAAGACATCTGCAGGCAACTTATTTTTTTCTAAAAGGTGAATCATTATATCCCTCTCTTCTTTATATTAAAGTCTTTCATTTCTCTTATTTGCTCGTGCAGTGTTGGAACACTAGAAAAGGCAAGCGGTTGCTCATAAAATGTAGAAAGAGTTCTATCGCACGCCGAGGCAGCTTCTACTGCATTTATAACTAAGTTTAGAGAATATATAGAGTCAAACAACTGCAACATCTCTAGTTTACTGTGACTCTTGTGAGTGAAAAGATGCCTAACTCCGTTCCAGCTCGTGTTTGTTTGTATTAGTTGCTCAAGAACCTTAGCCACCTGAAGGCAGGTGACACCATTCCAAAGGTGATTTTTAAACCCGTTGACTTCGTTGCCGGCTTGAGAAAGCGCCCATTCGACTAGAGATCTAGAAGTATTTTTCTCTTCACCTATAATTGAGGTTCTAATTGTGCAATGTTCGCCAATCTCACCAAAATATTTGCTTAGGCCATACTCATCATACTGATTTGGATAATCCAGTTCTGTATATTGACCTTTCTCGCCATCAAATATACAGTCAGTTGTAATGTGGAACATCGTTGCTTTTGCTTTGCAACAAGTCCTATATAGCATGTGTGGCCATAGGCCATTGACTATAAAAGTACTCATATGTCCAACAGACTCTACTTGCGGTTTAATAGTTCCGATGCAATTTATAACATAATCACCATCAGCTAAATTTAGAATAGCTCCTATTTCATTGATGTTATCAATAGCGTCGATTTCTTTTCTTGTGTAAGGTACGCAGTCATACAAGTCTTTTAAATATGTATAAACATAATTGCCAAGCATACCGTTGGCTCCTAGTATGTGTATTCTCATCGGTAATCCTCGTTATTCCAAATGTGCCATTTTCCAAAGTCGAATCTAATATCATCCCCTAAGCTCTCCTCAAGAGAGGAGGTAGAAAAAATAATCAACTGGTTATTTTCAGTTAAGTTTTGAAAGCCATTTGCATAACCTTCTGGTATGTAAAGTAGCTGTGGCTTTCTTGAGTCTAGATAAAACTTGTTGACTTCTTCAGTCTCCATATTAACAGCGCCGACACGAAACGTTCCGTCAGCCGCATACATATATTTACCCTCTTTCTCATGCCCATGCCAAGCGCGGATATAGTTCTTTCTTATATTAGATATATGATAAAACCTCTTAATACCAAATTCTTTGAATAGGAAATCATTGCAGAAGCTAACTGAGCCCCTGTCGTCAAAAGATATTCCTCCATTAATAATTTTCGGGCTATGCATTTACAGTCTCCTTTATATAGCGAGCATTTGAATACACAGAATCTGAAGTATCCTTTATTCTTCCGTCCTTTAGTATAGAGGCCAACTCAGTGATTCCATCTTCAAGATTAAAAGACGGATACCAACCGCTATTTCTGTAAGACGCCGATGAAACTTTATAATTCCTAACGTCCTCGAATAGCATATCTTCATAATTTATGGTTGCTTGAGGGTCTACAACTTCTACAATTTTTTCAGCTAGCTCTTTTATTGTATAGTTATCTGAGTGTAAGTTATACAGCCCTGTTATTTGATTTCTTATACCATGACTGATCGCTCTAGAAACATCCTTTACATGAAGTAGTGGTCTCCACTGCTCTCCACCAAACACAGAGAGAGCTTCCCCTCTTACAGCCTTTAATGTCAGTATGTTTGCTACCAAGTCTAGCCTAAGCCTTGAGTGTCTATCGCTTATCCCAAACAGAGTTCCTAGTCTAAAAATCAAGCAGTCATCGCTATTGTTGAGTAAATATTGCTCAGCCTTTAATTTTGTTGATGCATAGACCGATAAAGGGTTCGTTTTGGCTTCCTCTGTAATTGTTTCGTTATTAACTCCGTATACCGAGCAGGTTGATGTGAACACTATTTTGCCATCATAATTATCTGTTAGCCACTTGACTGACTCGTAGTTAACTTTATTTGTCAGCACCGGATCTACTTGGCAGGCGCCATCACCAACAAGTGCTGCTAACCAAACGATAACATCCGGCTGCCATTCACTAATAGTTGTACTGAGTTTATCGGTATCTGATATATCACCAAGCACAAAAGGTACATCTTTTAAGTATCTATTTTCATATACTAGTTTGTCATATACCAATATGTCTTTTGCAATAGCATTCAAATAATCAGTGAGGTAGCCACCTATGTATCCAGCACCGCCAACAATCATAATCCGCTGCATATTTTTACTCATCTTTTATCTCCATTATTTTGCTCAATAGGTCAATACCTAATATATCGAATTTAACATGTCCCTGCTCTTCGAGGTCTCCCATTTCAAAACCAGCCACAAGATTATTGTTTTTGTCCTGCACCATTGGGCACACTTCATTTAATTTATTTGATGATATAATCACTCCCGCAGCGTGTTTGCCTTGAGATTTTATTGTGCCCTCGATCTCCATAGCCTGCTGAAATACTGTAGACAAAGGCCCAATTAGGTCGTCTTCACTGTTAACTTTGCACCACCTATCCAAAATTTCTGGTTGATATAACAGAGTCCACCTGATTAAAGATTTCTCGCCGCTTTGCTCCAAAAGGTCTGATACATCCGCCTCATTGGGAATGTTCTTGGTAAGTTCATTCATCTCAGAGAAAGAAACATTGCTGTTGATCCTCATGACTTCTTTGAGTGCTGCTCGCCCCTGCAGTTTATTAAAAGTAATCATCTGTGATACGTTGTCTTCGCCATATTTTGTTTTAATATAGGCAATAACTTCATCGCGCTTTTCTGCTGGCACATCTAGGTCGATATCAGGTAGAGATACATGATCTTCAGTGTTACGTCCAGCGTTGTAGAATCTCTCAAAAATCAGGTCATATTCAATCGGATCAATCTCTGTGATGCCAATCAAGTACGAGATGAGACATCCGGCAGCAGAGCCTCTTCCCGGCCCCGGCAACCAGCCTTGCTCTCTAACAAAGTTTACAATATCCTGAACGATTAGAAAATAACCGGACAGTCTAGCGTCGAAAATAACGTCCATCTCATTCTTAATTCTATCGAGATACTCTTGCTTTTTTTGGTCGTCGTCTACCTTGCCAGTTTCAGCGAGTAAAGTTCGCCAACCATCTCTACATAACTGCTTAAGATATTCGTCTTCGTTGTATCCCTCTGGACAGTCGAACTCAGGCAGCATTGGCTGACCCAGAATGTCGTATTCCTCGCACTGATCGGCTATTTCATTGCTCATGGCAATCTGTTCGTCAGTGTATTTAGATCGCACTTCTTCTATCGTCGGCAAGTAAAATTTATCGGAAGAGAAAAACGGCTTCAAGTGCTTAAAAGAGTCCAGCTTACCTTTGGCTTTGGCCATCGTAGTCTTCATGCCTGAACAGAGAAGTATTCTGTGGACTTCTGCTTCGCTTTCCTCCACGTAATATGAGGAATATTGCTTAAGTCCGTCTATGCAAATAAGGTTTTTGTCAAGAGAGGCCTGTGTTAGTTTATATACCACATCATCTTCGTACATATTCTTCTTAGAAACAAGGTCGATTAAAGCATACCAGCCAGCCTTATTTTTGGCGATGACAGTTTTTTTCTTACCATTATCAAATTCTAAAGTACATCCCATAATCGGCTTGATATCGTTCTTCTTACACTCTTTATAGAACGTAACAGCACCTGAGATGGTGTTAATATCAGTAATTGCGCACGCTTTGTATCCAAACTCTTTACACTTCTTAGCTAACTTGTCTGGCTTCGAGAAGCCTCGCTGTAGACTGAAGTGAGTTTTCACATTTAGTGGAGTCCAACTCATCCAAATAATCCTATTTAGTCTTTTCCTGTCTAAACTTTTTCAAATCTGAGATTGCAACATTATAGCAGTCAGCTCTAACAATAAACCCATTGGAAGGATCTATCTGGCCTTTAGTTAATTTCTTTGCTTTTTCAAAGTATTCATCATGCTCTAGCCATCCTAAGACCCAAGCTCTACCCCATCGCTTGTTCTTATTCTCAATCCTAACAAATGCGTACCTGTCGCACTTTTGTTTTGTATTAAAATTAGCAACTGAACATTCATAGAATGGTTTAGGTTCTGAGGTGCATCTCTTTGTCTTGACATCGTATTTGATGCCCGACTTAGAAACTATGTCGTAATCGTATGTGTTATTAATTGTACCATCAATAACTACGTTTGCAACCTCTTCTCCTAAAAAACCTGCTATATTCCCGTCGCCCTTCATGATGGAGTTACGTATTACACCCATCTCTCTGGACTTAGCCCAAGCACGCTTCTTCATTTCTTCTGTAATTTTTATCTCAATCATTATCCGGGTGCCTCATAATATCCGATATCAAAACCTTCTCTTGTACATTCTTGTATCGTGTCTAACATTCCAAACTGTTCTAAGTGATTGCTAACATGCCTACACATGCTTTCATTAGTTCCGGGCCAATCCTTCTTGCAGAAGTCACAAAGCTTTTGGCATTTCCAGTGAGACTGATTCTTAGAAAGTAGTCTTGGTTTGGTTGTTTTCTTAATCTCCTCAAACCTATCTTTCAGCATACCTAAGAATTTCTGCCTGTCGCTTTCCTCGAAACAAATGCTAAATGGCCCGCCATCTCTGATAAAGTATATCGACATAATTGCGTCTTCGTATTCAGGGAAAAGTTTAGAAATTGCGTAATGATACAGCATCAACTGTGGGTCTTTGCACAGCTTCTCATAAGTTTTCTCTTCTCCTGTAGCCCAGTTGAGCCGTCGTCCTGTCTTCCAGTCGATAACTTCAATAACTCCATTATCAACTTCGGTCACTAAGTCAATAGTTCCTTTAATAGCGAGGCGACCTTCAACCGTAGTCCCGTCTGGCATGTCGTACTCATATTTGGCCCAGTCCTCTTCTATAGCAATATCAAATTGTGGTTCAGCCGCTACGATTTTTCTGTTGCGAGGATCAAAGTTTCCATCATCATAGGTAAGCGCTTCCCAAGTTAGTTTATCACAGAACTTATAGTCGGCGTTAGTGTAATGATGAGTGCAATTAGACGTATAGTGGTCGTAGCTACGCTTAAGGATTTCGTTTACAAATTTCTTTGTTCCGAGTTTACGTTTAGTAAACTCGACCTCTCCGATAGCGTCATCCTCAAGCAATAGCTCGGCCTTGTCTTGGTGTAGCTTCTTACAACCTGCTAGAACCTCCATAACTTTATGGACAATAGTTCCTAGTTGAGCTTTTTTGCCAGATACAGTTTGATGACCCAACACATAAGTCATGAAGTACTGCATTTGACAATATTCAAAATTATTGTAGCTAGAGCTACGTATGTATGTAACTAACATTATTATTCCTTGATTTTCTTGATGCCGCCAACAAGCTCAGGTTTGTCCTCAACTGGTTCCGGCACTACGGGTTGTATCACATCTCCCAACCAACCCCATTGTTCTAAGAGAGAAATAACTTCTTTGTTCGTTTCAAGAAGGCTGAGGTCTTTATTATCAATCACAGCATCATACTCTATATTACTTACTTGCACTTCACTAGAATGAGTGTCATCTGAGTCATCTCCTCTAGTTAGTCGTATGACCTTACCACCTGCACGCTGAACTGCTTCCGCCTCGTTAGGAAATCTGCAGTCTGAAATGACTGCAAACAAAGATTCTTCCTCTCTAATATTTTTCAATGTCCTGTCAGTCCAGATGTCTGGGTGTATTTTGCGACAAATGTCTGTGCCAAAGTGCTGTAGGAACTCTCTGGCTGTCATTCTGCCCTCGTTTTCACCTTCGTAGCCGGGCATGTCTTCCCATCTAATCCAAGTTAGGCTGTTCTTGTCTAGGTCTGTACCATAACACTGTGGCTTTGTTAAGCCAAAAAGACCAGTGGCTATCTCTTTAAGAGATGATGCGAAAGAGTAATGTTTAATAAAAGGCCACATGTTTTCTGCTGCCCACATGCCAAATTCAAGATCTGTACGAGTCACATCTAGCGCGCCTTTTGTGGTTGTCCTTTCTCCATTTGCGTCGATTGAAACTGTATCTATAACAAGATGACCATCTGTACTCAAGTCAAAACCTTCTACAATGTTATAAGACCTCATTTGGTATCCGTGCAAAAATGCGCAGCATGAATTCTTGCCCGACTGTTTCTTGCCGGCAAAAGCCAAAATTCTAGTCATACTAATACTCCTTCTAACTGTTCAAGTACTTCTTTATTTATTTGTTCTACTGTCATATCGCCTATGTCTTTCTGCGATATGTTTGGTCTGTGGTAATTAAATCTTCTTCCACACTTTTTGATGATTTGTTCAGCGGCTCTGTGTCCTGCTTCATCATAGTCTGTTAAAACAACTAGGTTTAGCGCTCCGCTTTTTTCTAATAATACTAATTGATCGTCACTCATGTTGGCTCCAAATATCCCGACACAGTTTTCTATTCCGGCCTCGTGCAGTCTCCAGACATCTCCCTGCCCTTCAACGACAAACGCAGTTCCTGTTTCTAGTATTTTATGTTTCGATAAATTAAGGCCGTACAGATAAGAGCTTTTTCTAAACCCTCTACTGTGCAGCCATTTAGGTTTCATATTTTCGTAAATAGACCGTCCTATACATCCAATATAATTATAGCCTTCATCATAGATTGGGACAACAACTCTATTAGACATTGGCTTATTTTTTTTACTGCATAAACCAACATCAAACTTGTTAAGAACTTCTTCGCTGTAGCCTCTATTAATATAATAAGTTGCTGGTATTTCTAGTTCCTGCAGAATAGTTTCCCTATCTATAGCCGGAGTAGATCTTTCTGGATCTCTGTGGAAAATTTCAAGTAGCTTTAAATCATTGTTGGAGTCTACATTTTTGATGTCCTTAAGCTCAGACTCGCTTAGTCCTAGAAAATCCATGCAAAACTTAACGGTCTCATACACGTTAGGATTCCCGTCAGCCTTGTTCGCAAGCACGCCCTTTACAAAACCAAATAGATTTCTACCGTGATCCGACTCGCAGTGATTTGTCCAGCAGTTCCAGTTGCCTTTTACGCTATTGCCGTCTAGAAAAATGCAGCACCCTTCTGGGTTGTCTCCGCCATGAATTGGACATGCAAAAGCATATCTGTTAGGGTACTCAATAAAATCAATCTCAAGATATTTCAATAACTCAGGGAGCTTTGAGAATAGCTGATTAGAGATCTTCAATATTTGCTGGTTGCTCTCCATCTTCGGAAACAAAGCCTTTATCTCGAACGGTAGAGTTCTTTCTTAGAGCGTTTCTAGTCTCTCCCTCTACCAACTTGCCAAACTTACCAAACATGTTCATATTTATATAGTCGCCATCGTCCAATCCTGCACCATGTCGAGCTACAATAGGAACTAACTTTCTATTACCATTATCCTCATCATCATCGGCAATTTCTTCGTCTGACTTCATCTTAAATATAGAGAAGCTAGTACAAAGCCAGATTAATCTATCTGACCCCGAAACTACGTCTGTTGACTCTTTTGTAATACCATCCCTGTTTAGCTGCACAAAGCTTAGGCAGGGGACATCATATTTAACACAGAAGTTATGTAGCTGCGTTATTTGAAAGCCCAACACTTGAAACTCCTGCATAGAATTAGAAATACTGCTAGAGTTCATTAGCTTGAGATAATCATATACTATTAAGCAATCTTTAGTTCTGCCAGTCTCATCAAACCCAACCTCTTGATATATCCACTTACGCATAATGCTTAGTATATTCTCGAAAGGTTGACCAGCGATACTGACATAGTGATAAGGAATCTCTTCAAGTTGCTTTGCCGCCATCTCAACTTTTTCAAGATTAAGCTCATTATCTGCAAACTTGCCGCTTGATATTGTATTTATCTCTACGCCACTGATGTTTGCGAGCATCCTATTTAGATGGTCTTCTTTAGACATTTCCGTATCTAATACAAGCACGGGAATATCTAAGTTCTTTGATACATGCATGGCGACGGCATCCCCAAACATAGACTTACCAACCTTTGGTCTTGCGGCAATCAGGTCAACACACTTCCTGCGGAGGCCACCACCTATCGCTTCGTCATAAGTTGGAAACCCTGTGCTGATACCAAGCATATCACTCTTGTTCTCAGATAAAAACTCAACATAGTCGGCTACTTCGTTACCAATAACCTCTGGTTTATTGTCAGACCTTTGGTATATTTTGGCAGTAGCGTCTAATACGGGAGTTTCTATAATAGAAATAATATCATTAATATCTTCGTCACCAGTTATCTTATCTATTCTAGTTGAGCAAACAGCTAGAGTCTTTTTGACATCTCTGGCAATTTGGAGTTTAGCCAACTTTGCAGCGTGGAATCCGACATTTTCTTTATGTATTGGGAAGTTGAACAGAGACCTGAGAAAACCTACCTCTTCTTGGTTGTTTATACTTTCATAAAACCCAAGTTGATTAGCGGCAGAAAGAATTGATGATAATTCTACCTTGTTCACATCCTGAAGAGACTTTTTGACACACTTAAACAGCATCTGATTTGTTGCGTCTGTGAAGTGTTCCGCTTCAAGATAATCAGATTCCAACAAAGCATCAAGACCGTACTGACATAAGCCAGATAGTACAGCCCTCTCTGCCGCCAAGTCTTCTAATTTGCGCTTATCTTTTTGATCTCGTACCATAATAGTCCAATATTAGCCATCGCATAAGAAAACCACATGAGAGCATGTGGATAATCCTTTTGTTTTATACAAGAAGTACACACAACTAAATACATGATTGAGGCTGTGGTAATTGCAAGCATACCTAAGTTCATTACATTCCTCTAAAAATATAGAAACCCATACAAATAGTTGCGCTTAAAAATACGCCCAACAAAAAATCTTTCCATTCCAAAGTTAGTGCTTTTTTCATTATCCAAAAAATCCTTTGATCTTAGTTAAAATATCACCGCCTCCAAAACCACCTTTGAAGATAACTAGGTACGCTACTATAGCGCCTGCTATGATAAAAAACAACCATTTTCTTTTGGCTGCTACGGCATAAACTTTTTCTTTTATGGCGTTCAGCTTCTCTAATCGGTATTCCCGTCTTTCTTTAACTTTTTCCTGACGCTC